CAAAAGAATCAAGGACCAAATAGCATCAACGGTGCCCCCGGCATCTATCCAGTTCCAGAGTACAACTTAACAGCCGGTGAGAAAGTCATCCATCATAATAACTCTTGGATTGTTCTTGGCAAAGATAGAGATGCCTCTGCAAAGTCTGGTTTTGGTGGCCAAGGTGCCAAAGATGCTTTCATGATTGACTTGGTCGCAGGCCGTGCTAGCTCCTATACTCAGCCCGGTTCAAAGCCTCATGGTAGTCCATCATCCGACATTAGAGTGAATCCAAACTTTTTCTCAGATGCTGCTCGTGTTTACATTTCACAAAAAGCTGACATTGATAAATACCTAGCTCTAGCGCCCGTTGTGGGTGAAAGATCGGAAGGCCGTTCAGCAGTTGCTTTGAAAGCCGACTGTATTCGAATTGTTGGAACAAACGATATCAAAATAGTCACAGGAAAAGCTGCTGCCCAAGGTGGTGAGAAAGGCGAGCCAAACTCTGGTGGCGGCTCTGTCGACGGCGCTGGTACTATTTGCTTAATTGCTGGGAACTATACCGAGGGCCACTCTGTCACAAAGATGCCATTCTTGGCCAAAATTAGAAACGAAGTCGGAATTAAAGACGAAGAATTTGTTGAGACAATTCAAGGAATTCCAAAAGGCGACAACTTAGCAGAATGTTTGGAAGAGATCGTTACTATGATCGAAGAATTAGCATCGATCGTGATGGAAAACTCAAACGGCATTCGAGAGCTATCTGGTGCTACTGGTACTCACTTTCACGATTACGGTGGTGGTTTTGGGCCAACGACACCATCATCGATTGTTGGTGCAAAGTTGATTCCGTCTTACATCAAGGCTCTAAAGTTTTTGTTAGAGAATCTCAACTGCTCGTACAACGGCGCAGTGATAAGATTAAATTATTTAAGAGACTACAGTCCGAAATACATTAATAGTAGACATGTTTTCACGAGTTAGTTATGGCTAAAGAATATTCAGATTTTCAAATTTACAATTGTAATTTAATTAAAAAAGAGGACATAAATTATCCAAAGTTTTGTCCTTCGTGTGTTATAGATCCCAATTTCCAGAAACCTGTATGGTACGAGGTCAAAGAAGCATACCTTGATAAATCTGATTGCATGTACAAGTTTAATGTGACCAGAGTCATAAATGATATTAGAGGCCCTGCATCAAATAATGTTGACCCTAATGACACAGCGCTAAACACTGGAATTGCTGTCGGCGCAACTGTTGGTGCGCTCGCAGGCCCTGTCGGTGTAGCAGCAGGCGCTGCCATCGGCGGTGCAATCGCAGTTGGTGCTCAAGACACAATCACAGATGAAGAGCCTACAAATTCGCTAGGCTCGTTCGCTATTACATTTGCCAACCATACGCAACCAAACAGAGACTATAATCTTCCAAGTGTTCAAAGTAAGATCATAAGAACAGGATTATTTTATATCCTCGATGAATTCAATAAGCAAATTTCATACGAGAACATTTGCAATACAAAAGATTGCTCGTACTTTGAGGTTGACGAAGTTAAGTCTGCCGTCGGCTCTTCGGATGAATTGGAAGAACTCAACAATAGATTGGAATGGATCAAAACTGACGGTATCGCATCTGCTGTCGACGGAGATAGAATTGAGTTTGACGAGATCGGCTATGGATACACAATCCTAAATACAGGCGATGAAGATGAACCGTTCAGTCCCCTATTACAATTATTGATCGAAGAACTTGAAGACTTACTCGGACAAAGAGACGATCTCTACAGAAAGCTTATCGGCATAGACCCAGAAGTTTTTAATCCTTTTGGTCTCGAAAACTTGGCATACATTGAAGAAGTTTACATTCCACAAGATGATAGCCCTCTTAACATTATACAGTTTCTTGTTGCAGTCCCGGCCTTTGCCGTCGACGCTCTTCCACAATCTGCGGCCGGAGCAGAATCAGATGACGAAGAGACTCAGCCGGAAGACTTCGTTCTTAATGCAAGAAAGCTCCGAGGACAATTAAAAACAATCAAAGCAGCATATTTTCTTTATGCTTCGCAATACGCAGTTGCGAGATACATTGATGGCTCTTCTCTTTATTACAAAGGAGCGAATCTACGAGAATACGACTTTGAAGCCGTCCGAAGACACATGTCGACTTTTCCAAAGGATGGCAAGCTAGACTTCGATCGAGGGAAAGACGTATTCTTTACTTTATTGAAGAAAGCGCTACTTGACAATGATCACAGAATTGATAATTTTAGTTTCCGGCTTGGAAAGAAATTAGCTCAATCGATAAAATTCAAAGTTGATACAAATTACGATGGGTATAAAATTAAAAAGATTTTTATTAGATCTCGTGGATGTGATTATCAAAGAATGACCGGAGCTTCTGCAAGAAGACTTATTCAGTATCTCAATAATCATGAATTTGTAATAAGGATGTTATCTGACATTGAACAAATGACCAATGAACTAAAAGCAAACACCACGCCTGAATGGCAAGATTTTGTTCCAAGATATGCTTATCCAGAGGTTGTTTTACAAGAAGCTAAGGATCAAGACGGAATCTCTGAATCCAATGAACAAGCAGCACTAGATTGTCTTTTTGAAGATCTTGGTATTTCATCACTTGGGTACGGTGGTCTTCGCAATTATGCTCTTGAAAAGATCGTGTCATTATCAAAACTTTTGGCATTCAGCTTTGATCAGATACCTTGCTATGCCGCAGGCGATGCACAGGAAAACAATCCAAATTTTAAGACATTTTCGAAGTATTTTGGATCAAATAAAAAAAGAAAAGAATACAGAGCATCATGGCAAAAGATTTATGAAGAAGAATTAGCTAGACTTCTAGATGACTATTCCAAAAGTCAAGCAGCTCAAGAAGAGCCAAATAGTGTGCCGGCTGAGTGGGCTAATTTTGGTTCAGACGATGAGATACCAATCCCAGCAGAACAATTGGATGAATCAAATCGATTAGAACGAATTTATCAAGAAGCTGCCGCCGCCGCTGACCGTTCATTGCAAGGGTCTATTTTTGCTGCCGATGGTTACTCTGGCGAAGAAATACGAAGCATCTTAAATGGTACCGAAGGTCACCCTTTGTTTAAAGAAGCAAAAGAACTAGCATTTGAAAAGTATAACTATGAAGATTCTTTCCTTAATAGCATGTTATCTTACATCAAAGATGGCGAAGGAGAAATTAAAGGCGACATCGATAAAATGCTACAAGCATTTGGCGTCTGTGGGTTTAAGACTTTTTTAGGAGACGTTATCAAATGTCTTCTAGGTGGTGTTGATTTTAATACGTTTGTTAGAAGATTTATCGCATCATCTCTTAAGAACTTAACACTACAGCAGCTAGGCTTATTTTTTGAAGGTTTGCCTCCGGAAGAACAGGCGAAGATTCTCGAAGAAATTCAAAGAGAATTTGGCCAAGTTTTACAGCCATGGAATGAGAACTCTGCTTATACAACAAAAGTTAGTGAATATACAGGCGGCCAGCCGCTTGATTTTGGTGTAGGCCAAGGGTCATCTGACACAGCAACAGCAACTGTGCGACCTGAAGATTTAACAACAAAAGAGATTCTAGATTCCAGAGAGAACGGAACTGATCTAATAACCACAAGCTACGGCTTCGTTGCATTTCCAGATAACCCAACTGTTGCAAACACCAATGATTGGAACAATTTAACTGACAGGCAAAAAGAAGAGATAATTGAAAACAGTAACTACGGAAGGCCTCGTGTAGATGTTGAGGATCCAAATTTTAATGGAAACTTTACACAAACAACTGTAGGAACTGCTGTCAATAACATAACTGGAATCTTAGTTGAAGCTTACATCAAAAGCATGATCAATGTTCTTGATCTCGACATTTTACTAGACAAAATCGAAGACTTCCCCGGTACAAAGATTATCAAGAAAGTCTTGTTTAAGTTTGCGTGCATGACTCCTCCGCTATTGCATCCTCCGTTCTCTGAGTTTCTGAAGTCGTTCTCGCTACAAGCGTGTGATCCATCAATCGGAATTACGTGGCCTAAGTTAACAAAATTCAAGTTTCGAGGAGTTTTCCGTGCGATACTTGATGAATTAAAGGAACTTTTTCTAGGAGCGCTCCTTGAAGTTTTTAGACAGATCTTACGAGACATTATTTATAAAGCAATTCTTTTGATTGACAGTTTGCTTTGCCGTGCACTGGAAGGAATTGGAAAGTTCGCCGGTAACTATCTTAAAGATGCCGTGATGCTTGATGGCTCGGGTATGAACTTTCAAGAAGCCATGCGCCAAGCATTTTGCGGCCCTGATGTTCCACAAGAAAGAGTCGATGCTTTTTCTCAAGAGATGATTAACCAGATTGGCTATACGCCAGATCAGATCAATCAACAAAACGAAGACATTGGAACACAAACCTCAGCATCTCAGAGAACAATGGCTGTTATCGGCGGTGTGTTCTCAACAGATCAAATTATCAATTTTATCTCATGCGGAAGCCAGAACTTGGATACGACAGCTATGAGAACCGGAGCTACAGCCATCAACGCCGTCGCCCCAGAGTTAACACCTCTCCTTGGAACGCCCGAGAAACTAGCAAACTTTTTTGCATCGATTTCAAATCTTCTTAGTCCAGAGCAGCAACAAGCTCTCCAAGATGCACTCCAGAACCCAATCCCAGATGAGCCAATTATTTCAACTCTCTGTTTGACGAACGATCAGTACGACTCATGGAGAGAAAACAGAAGAAACTTGTACGAACAGTATGGCTTTGATGATCCAGATGGCATCGTTGATGACCAAGACAATGCAACGGGAGATTTGCTTGAGAACCTTTTGGATGCTTACATTGATCCTCTAGGTCCAATACAGAATGCAATCAGTGACCTGTTGCAAGAACCAGAGCCCGGATGTGAAGATGCTCCCGGTGTTATTCCGAGAGATACCCCAGAGACCGTTAAAATTATAGATAGTGCAACCAACGATATTTTTGAAAATGTTCAGATGGCATTGTACAGAGATTTGTTTGGTAACGATGGATATTTCAACGAGCTATTGGCTGATGAAAGAGATAAACCTTTCAAACGACACAGGTTTAAAACATTCTTCCAAAGAAACTACGTCGATGCTCCCGGCCAAGGTGTCATCAAGACTTGGGAGCGTGGCTACTTCCCCGATACAGTTGGAACACAAATGAGAGATTATCTTAAGCGTCAAGAATTTGATTTCAAAGAATCTTTCACAAGCACCTCAATTATTAAAAAGGGCGTCGAAGGCGTTGTTAGGAGACGATCATTTTCCGATGTCAACAATCAAGTTGCTGAGAATTACACAAATTCAAAAGGTAAAGACAGAACAACAGGCTACAAAGAAATTGTAACCAATAACAAGCCTGTAAGAAGTTACGAGCCAAATTTAGAGCTGTACTATACAGATGAGCGAGATGGCCCAAACTATAGTTTCTTTTTAAATTACTACGACCATGTTCTTGACAAACCAAAAGATGAAGCATGGTCTCAGGCTGTCATCATACCTAGGATCGGATCAACGAATGCCAACCCAGTAATTATCCAATCAAAAACAACGGTGCCACCCTCTCTTGCAGAGAACATTTTGTTTGATACTGGAAACAACCGCAACAACTTATTCTCGTCTTTTCTCATGAAGAAAGTTAACTTGGCCGGTAATAGCTTGACTAACGTACCGGGCATTGTACAAGTCTACAAGGCAATTAACAAAGAAGTTTCCAACAGAGTTATAGACTATGCATTAGATGATCCGAATGGCGGCATGTCAAATGGTTTCAAATTTGGATACGTAGATGAGCCACCATTCACACCAGATGACTTCGAGTATGTCGACCCAGAGCCCGGATCTACCGACTACACTTACGAGGAAGAAGAAGGAGTTCTCGGTCGCTCAAAGACAAATCATCCACGAGTTATTTTCCTTGATCCAACAATCTACGGAGGACGATTTAAAAATCCATCGTACTTTATAGAGCCGCAGTCACATGAAGGCTGGCTTGGTTTTGCTCAAAATTTGATTCCCGGATTGAACTTTTGCAATGACAAGAACATTGACCTTCTTGATTTCAAGTACATCAAAGAGCAAGTTAATTTCTTTTATAATAACCTGCCAACCGATGAGCGACTTCAACAAGAAAAGGAATGTACAGTCGAGCCTCCGTTTGGAAAGATTGCAGATCGACAGACCAAAGGAAACATTCACGGAATCACCACAACGATCATTAGGATCTATCTTGCTCAAATGTATCTCAATGGCTTCCCGCTCTACTCAAATGTTTCATTCAATTCAAAGAATTATAGTAATCTTCTGTCATCTTATGTCGCCCACTTGATGGAACAGGACGTCGCAGACACTCCAGATAATGAGAGCGCATTCTTGAGAACGAAAATCAAAAGAGAAAACTATTGGCTATTGTTCCTCGAGCAGGCAGTTGAATCATATCAAAGATTGATCGATCACAAAAATGTCGTGCCCACACAACCAGTGGCCGAGGCATTAGATAAAATTAAAACTTTACAAGCTTTTTACAAACATCCAACCAAGAATGATGCTGCAAAGATTGACGAAGATCAAGTGTTTGATCTATCAATTGAGGAAGGAGATTACGAAATCCTACAAAGAAAAGAGTACATCAAGTTCTTCAAACACGCATTAGCATATCAAGCATGGCCCGATGCAATCCTTAAATCTAAGAGCAGAGTTAAATTAAAGCGAGTCTACCAGACGGATAGATACGTTGAGTATCTCAGATTTGCTAGCAAGATCTTTGCCATTAAACTTATCAAAGAAGAGGCTATGGTTGTTCTCGGAGCTTTGACAGCATACGAGTCAGATCAAATGTTTAAAAAGATTGATGAGGCAATCAAACCAGCGCCTCCAATCAACAGCATGGTTCCGTACATCCTTCAGCAAGAACATTTTACCGAAGACCCAAAGCACAAGTTTGGACTTAGAAAACCTTTGGTTGAGCTCGAGATCAATGGCTATGGTGACTTCGGAACAGTCAAAGATGTTGTGCACAATCCTTTCGAAGAGAATCCATTGCGAGGCACACCAAAAAAAGCTGAGGCAAATAAATTCGGACGGTTTGTTATTGAAAGATACATCAGAATCAAAGACAAAGACGTTCCTGTCAACATTCCCAACAGAGATGAATTCATGAAAGGAATTGTTGGAGTTAAAAAGTTTAACGACTTTGTTCAAGAAAACAAAAACTCTCCGGCGTTCCGCAACAAGAAGATCTCCGATTTGTTCGGCAACCTCGAGTTCATTTATGTCTTTACAGTACAAGAGTTGGTAGATCAGGGATACTCTCTACGAAAATTAAAAAGCCTTGGATTACCTGAAAACATTATGAGATTGTCTGAAGATGTTCTAGCTCGCGAGATGCAAGTTGGCGAAAACGATATCAATTTTGAGATTAACAAGGATCCAATTGGAATTGACGGCGTCACTGGATTGAACTACGGCCTGCGTTTGTCTTATGTATTACCAGATTCGGTTGACCTATCTGGTGTGAATGTCTCCGATGAAAAAGCAATCGAGACCAAAGCATATAAATTAAAAAGAGTTGACGGAGTTCGCAACTCAAGATTCTTGATGCCGATAGCCTCTGTTGAAGTTGAGATGGTTGATCAAAGTTGGGAAGATGTCAATTTCTTAGAAGGTGACAACGCATTTGATCTCTATTGTATGTTCCAGCTTCTTGAAGAGAATGAAGATTACAGATTCTTCTTTGATACTGGCGTTCCTGTCGGATCTTATTTGTCAACCTTGGCTTTGTATTCCAATTACGCTTGGGAAGCCTCATGGGGCCTCGGACAGAACGAAAGGGTCGTAGAAACATTCGAGGATTACGAAGAGCCACCCGGCAATGCTTTTGCCAAGTTAAGAGTATTGTTTAAATCTTTCTTCAGTAAAGACGAAGATGTAGGCATTGATGGTGATGGTGAAGATTTTGAGTTCAACATTTTCCAAAAAGCAAAGAAAAAGTCAAGAAAACTGTTTGTCAACTTCTATAATCAAGATGACTTCTTTGATGACGAAGCTGCAAACGAAGACAATCTTTTTGAATTCATGAGGCTTTTCAATCCGTTTAAGTTCCCTGTGCCAAGAATTATTCCATGGTGGAGAAGAAGAAAGAGATCAAAAGCAAGGTGTCCTGCCGCTGAAGAGTAAAGAATTCTTTTAATTGATAATTATTAGGAGAGATTATTATGGCTTTTGAACCTTCAGACTTACCGATTTCAATTTCTGGATCGACCAAACCAAATTTGCATTCTGCTCTTCCTGAGAGTCTGTCTGACTACGCTACAGAAACTGTTGGAGATCCGAGAAGCACCGCTAGGTTTATGATCAAGAATGTTTTGTTGACGAATCCGGGCGAACTTTTATCGGATCCAAATTATGGCGTCGGCCTTCGTGGTTATCTATTTAATCAAAGCACAAGCTTTGGAGATCTACAATCCAGAGCTTTAAGTCAATTGAGGGCCTATGTACAGGGCGTGAATATTGTGAGCGTAGCAGTTGACGATTCAATGGTCGATATGAATACGTTAGGTATGCGTATTACTTATGTAAATCCAGATAAGACAATAGAAAGTTTTTTGGTTCAAGCCAATGCTAGCGCTGGTACAAATACGTCAGCTTATGTTTAGGATCCAGTTTAATGAAGAACAATAAATTAATAAAATATACAAGCAAAGATTTTGATTCTATCAAGGCGGACTTGGTTGAGCATGCACGGCGGTATTATCCTAACTCATACAATGATTTTAGACAAGGATCCTTTGGATCTTTGATCTTTGATTCCGTATCTTATGTTGGCGACATCTTGTCATTTTACTTGGATTACCAAGTTAACGAAAGTTTTCTTGAGACCTCGATCGAATACGACAACATTCGAAAGCATGCAAAAAGATATGGCTACAATTTCTATGGACGTCCCTCGGCTTATGGTATCGCAACGTTCTACGCCATGATCCCAGCAGGAGCGTCAGGTCTTGGTCCAGATACCAACTATCTCTTTAGAATCAAAACCGGTACAAAAGTTAGCTCAAATGGTGGCGCCACATTCATGCTCACAGAGGATGTTGATTTCGCCGATCCTTCAAATGAAGTCGTGGTTGCCCGAGTCAGCACAACGACCGGTCGACCAACTTACTATGCCGTCCGAGCAACCGGCCAAATTAAATCCGGAACTCTTTACAGAAAGAATCTCGCAATCGGTGCGTTCAAGAAATTCAGACGAGAAAGAATCGGACCTTCCTCGATTAACGAAATCGTTTCTGTCTATGATTCAGAAGGCCACAAGTATTATCAAGTTGATAACCTCACGCAGAACACCGTAATGCTCGAGGTCGTAAATAAAAATGCTAGACAAGATGGTGTCAAGTCGCTCATGAAGCCTTTCGTTGTTCCTCGACGATTCACAATCGATCAAGATTCAACCGGAACTTACATAACCTTCGGCGCAGGATCGGACGAAGAAGAAAGCACAGACATCAATGTTGCAGATCCATCGTCTGTCTCTCTCAAACTAACAGGCCGTAATTACATCACAG